TTCGCTGACGGGCTTCTTGATCCCTATCGCTTTTTTGGTGTGTAAATGCTGCGCTCAGAAAAACTCGACCGACAAATTGAGATTCGGTCCAAGGTGGCAACGCAAAACGGCTATGGCGAAGTCATTTACTCCGACACCCTGGTTGCAACCGTCTCTGCCCAAATCACCCCGATTGGGGGCCGTGAAACTTATCAAATCGTTCAAATCATGCCCGAGGCTGACTACCGAATCGTTATTCGGTGGCGGTCCGATGTAACCCTGACCCAAAAGGTGGTCTTTGGTGGTGTCACCTATGACATTGGACACATCGCTGAACTCGGCAGGCGCCAGGGGCTAGAACTTTTGGTGAAACTGCCATGAGCGTATCGATCACCGTAAAGGTTTCTGGTTTGGCCGAGCTGCAAAAGGCGCTTTTAAACCTTCCGCTTGAGCTGCGCGGCAAGCCTTTAAATAGCGCCGTGCTGGCGGGGGCCAAGGTCATTCAATCCAAAGCCAAAGAGAATGCGGCCGCAATTCGACGCACAGGAACGCTTCAGAAAAACATCATCGTGGCCCGCTCACGTAAGGGCACAACGCTTGGGCGGGCGGAATACGCCGTTTTAGTAAAGCGCACAGAAAACCGGTACGCCGACACTCGGCGCAACCGCAGGCGGTCCCGGGTGGGGCGGACCTATTACACCTATGGCGAGGCCTACTACTGGCGATTTATTGAATTTGGTACTCAAAAAATGCGGCCTCGGCCGCTTTTGCGGGCGGCATTTGAAGCTGGCAAAACTCGCGCAGTCGAGGTCATCAGGTCTCGTCTGGCGCAAGCAATTGAGCGGGCCGCTAAAAAACTAAGGGCAGGCAAATGATCGAGTCCTCCGTGTATCAAGCGTTACAAAGTTTAGTCGGCGGACGCTGCTACCCATTACAAATGCCGCAAAACCCCCAATACCCAACGCTTGTTTATTCCCGAATTGCCTCGGAGCCAAAAAACCGCCTCCAAGGCGGTGCAAGCCTGGATCAAGTTCGCATTCAAGTGGACTGCTACGCCCAGACCTATGACAGCGCTAAGACCCTATCTGCTTCGGTGCGCCAGGCCATGGAGGCAGCTGCCTTTAAAGCAACGCTTCAGTCCGATATGGACATTTTTGAAGGCGACTTGAACAACATCTATCGCGTGATGATGGACTTTTATGTCTGGCAACAAAACGGCTAATTAGCCGCATTCGCTAACTCCTAACTCTTAACCCAAAGCCGGCCTTTCCGAGTTTTTCGGATCGGCCGGTTTTTTTTCGTCCCCCAACAACCGGCCATTCGGGCTTTCCGATCGGCCGGTTTTTTTTCGTCCGAAAGGAGCAGTTCAAATGTCCTCCCAAGCATTAGAAGCACAAGGCACCGTATTAAAAATTGGTGACGGCGCGAGCCCCGAGGTGTTTTCCACCATCTCGGAAATCAAAACCTTTACCGGCCCTGGCGGTTCAGCGGCGGTCATTGATGTCACTGACTTATCCAGTGCCGCTAAAGAAAAGCGCATGGGCTTAGCCGATGAGGGGCAACTAAGTTTCACCATTCATTACATCCCAAGCGACACTCAGCACGCTTTGCTGCGTACCCAACGGGCGACGCGAGTCGAAACCAATTTCCAACTCGTATTTACCGATGCTTCGCCTTCCACCACCTGGAGCTTTTCGGGTTTTGTCACGAACTTTGCAGTCTCGGGTGCCGTAGACGGTGTGATTGAGGCCAACGTCACCATTGAGATCACTGGCGCGATTTCGGAGGCGTAAGTAATGGGCCTATTAACCCGTGAGCAAATCCTGGCCCGCGATGACCTTAAAAAAGAGGTCGTTGCGGTGCCGGAGTGGGGCGGAGACGTGGTGATCTCCGCTATGACCGGCACGATGCGTGACGATTGGGAGCAATCCTTAATTGCCAGCAAATCGAGCCTCGAAAATGTCCGCGCAAGGCTTTTGGTCGCCACTGCAATTGATGAAAAAGGTGAGCCGCTTTTTACCAAAGACGATGTACTGGCCTTAGGCAAAAAGTCTTCTGCTGCCCTGGATCGGTGCGTCAAGGTGGCGCAGCGGCTTAACCGACTGACCCAGACCGAGCTTGATGATTTAGCAAAAAACTAAAAGCCCGACCGGAGCGGAGATTTTATTTCTCCCTAGCGCTAAAGCTCGGCATGCCGGTCGGGGAGATGCTTTCGCGAATAAGCAGCGCCGAGCTGACCGAGTGGATGGCGTATTTCAAGCTTGAAAACCAGCCGGAGCAACCCCGACTGAAAGCTTCGGATGCCTTACGGGCAATGTTCGCGCACCGAATCAAGAAAAAGGACTCATCAGCATGAGCGCTTTAGGAAATCTTGTCGTTTCATTGACCGCCGAAACCGCGCAGTTTCGCTCGTCGATGGAAAAGGCTGCCTATCAGGCGCAAAAAAACTTTAACTCTATTCAGCGCAATGCCCAGACCTTAGCGGGGGCTTTAGGAGTTTATTTTTCAGCCGATATGTTCACAAGCTGGGTTAAAGGGGCTATTGATGCAGCCGATGCACTCTTTGATCTATCCGAGCGCACTGGAATCGCTACCGATTCGCTCTCCAAGCTTCAGTACGCCGCTAAACTCAGTGACGTTAGCGCCGAAGAGTTTGGCACCAACTTAATTAAGTTAAATCGCTCCATTGCCGAGGCCGCCCGGGGCACTGGCGAGGCTGAAAAGGCCTTTCAGGCAATGGGCATTGCCGTAAAAGATGCCTCTGGCAACATCCGAAGCACTGAACAAATCTTAGGTGAGATTGCCGATAAGTTTGCGCAATACGCAGACGGAGCCAATAAGACCGCTTTAGCCACAGCGCTTTTCGGGCGCTCGGGCGCGGCAATGATCACGTTTTTAAATAACGGCCGAGAGGGCTTAGCGGCCATGGGCCGGGAGCTTGAGCGCTTAGGCGGTGTCGTCATGCCGGATGCGGCAAGGCGTGCCAACGAGTTTAACGACAACTTAGAGCGCATTCGGGCATCGACATCAGCCGTGGGGCTAGAAATTGGCAATGCTTTATTGCCCTACCTCAATGAGCTGGCCAATCAGTTTTTACTTGCCCGAAAACAGGGTTTAAGTTTCTTGGACATGCTTAGCCTTGGGTTAACGGAGCCCTTTGGCAACATTCAAGAGACCATCGCCTCAATCGATCGGGAGTACAAAAAGCTCCTCGCCACGGGCGAGCAAGATACGCTTTTTGCAAAATCGCTTGCCCGACAGGGGGCCTACTTAAAAGAGCTTGCCCAAATCCAGGCGCTTGCCCGTGCCAACGGCGATATGAGCGATCAGATCTCCCGGCGCCTAGAGTCCGAAGCCCGCGCAGCAAAGCGCACGGGTAAGACTGATGCGCCTGCGCTCATCGAAGACAAAAAAGAAAAACCAGCCGTAAACGAGGAGGTCATCCGACTTTTAGAGCGTCAGGCCCTGGCGGCGCAAAAACTGGCGATGTCCGATGAAGAGTTAGCGGTAGCGGAGATCTTTTTGGCTGGCGCAAGCGTGCAGCAACTTGAGGCTTCGCAACGACTTGCAGATGCCCTAACGAAGCAGCGTATTGAGCAGGAAGATTTAAAAACGCAAACCGAAGCGGCGCTTGATCTTTATCGCGAGTACAAAACGCTTTACGAAGAGACGGCGAGCCCAGTGCAAAAACTGGCCGATGAGGAGGCACGACTTTTAAACCTAAGAGAGCGCTTAATTGCTGCCGGCTACGAGGTCAAAGCAGTCGAAGAAATGATTGCCGAGGCCCGCATGAACGCCTACGACAGACTCTTTCCTTCCGAGACAGCTGATCAGTTAGCGCAACTGCGCGACATCGCACAACAGTTTAGCGCGGCTATTGGAACTGCATTTGAAGATGCCATCATCAGCGGAAATAACTTACGCGATGTGTTGAAGTCTTTAGAGCAGGACATTATTCGCATCGTCACTCGTCAGCTTGTTACAAAGCCTTTAGAAAAATCCATCACCGGCATTATTGATTCAGTTCTAAGTTCCTCCGGCGGTGCCCCCGCAAGCATTGGGAACATTTTTTCCTCAATCTTTGGAGCGCGAGCCGAGGGCGGGCCCGTGATGGGTGGGAAAACTTATTTAGTAGGTGAGCAGGGACCGGAGCTTTTTGTGCCCAAGTCTGCCGGAACCATTATTCCCAATGACACGGCCGTCAGGCCGATGAGCTCCTCGGTGACCAATATCAACATCAAGGTCAACGGCGTTTCGGGCGCTGATGATTTGCGTCGTAGCGCCGCTCAGATCGCCAGCGCAGCAGCCTTAGCCGTTGAGAGAGGAAGGCGCAACTTATGAGTTTTATTGAAACCCCCCGATTTCCGGACAACATTGGTTTTAGCGCCATAGGCGGCCCCGGCTTTAGCACCAACGTGGTGACCTTAATTTCGGGCTACGAGTCCCGAAACGTCAATTGGGCCAGCACCCGGTATTCCTACGATTTAGCCATTCCGCCGCGCACACAGGCCGAGGTGGATGTCATTAATGCTTTTTTCAGAAACGCTCAGGGTCGCGCCAACGGCTTTCGGTTTAAAGACTGGTCCGATTACTCAGCGCAGGCGGCCTCGACTGTCTCACTGGGTTTAAGTCCCAATACCCAGTTTCAGCTGCAAAAAGCCTATGTCAGCGGCTCCAGCACCAGCCTGCGCAAAATCACCAAGCCGGTAAGCGGCACGGTGCAGGTGTATGTCAATGGCGTGCTGCAAACCACTGGATATACGGTTAATCACGCCACCGGTGTCATTACCTTTACTGCAGCACCGGCCGACGTTGTCACCTGGACGGGGCAATTTGATGTGCCGGTCCGTTTTGACGTGGATACCCTGCGCTGGCGGGTCTTAGACCGTGACGCCAATGGGCTTTTGTACCAAATCGATTCCCTTACGTTAATAGAGGTGCGCGTATGAAGGCCTCAG